AATCCTTTGCTTGTTTTGTAGTCATTCCTGCAGCAGCAGATGCAACTTCTGATGATGGTGCTTTCATTTCACCACTCTTTGTTGCATAAACCATACCCATAAAACGTTGTTGGGCTTTGCTTAATGCTTTTTCATCAATCTGCATTTGCTCATTCTGAATAGAACCAATTAGATCGTCAAGTTTAGATCTTTTTCTTTTTGATGCTGGTTTTGCCTTTGCTTTTGGTGGTGCTGGTTTTGGTGTTGTTTTTGTCTTTACTTTTGGTGTTGATGCACTTCCCTCCCAAGGATCAGAAACTGGTTTTACTGGTTTTGTCTTCTTTTGAGTGGGTGGGGTATAAGAACCACTACTTACTCTTTCCTTGGTTCCTACACCTGCACCACGATATGTTGATGCAGATCTGGTTTTTGTTTGTGCAGGACTTGGAGTAGTGTCTCCACCTTCCATTTTACGGGCAACACCCAAAGCACCCTTTGCGACTTTTCTTGCTCCTGTTGCGACTGCTTGTTTTGCCGACTTCTTAAGGTTGGAAAGATATTTTTTTGCTGTTCCTAAAAGTCCTTGTTTTTTCTTTTCTGTGGTCGGAGTATCGTGCCCAAAAGTAACCTTTGCTTCTGTTAGGGAATATTCAAGTGCCTCTTCAATTTCATCCTCATCATATCCGTCATCTAAAAGTTCAGTATAAACATTTTCAACAATATAATCCAACTCATTAAGTTCAACAATTTCAAGTAGAGTTCCACCAAGATTTTCTACAGAATCTTTGATTGTTGGATTAATCGTGATTTTGTTTTTTATATTTTTTCTTTCTTCAACTTTTTTTTCTGCCTCAATATCATCCATTACTTCGGCAAGGTCATTTCTCCAGTTTGAGAAACCTTCTTTTACTTTTTTCTTTTTCTTACCTCCCATTTGATCTTGTCCTAAAGCGCCAGCAATTATATCTCCTCTGGTAACTTTGTCATATGGAGGATAGTTATTTGCCAAATTACCATCGTTTGGTTTTTTTGCTTCATCAACGGCAACCTGCTCTAGATAAACCTTAGAAATATCGTTAAGAATATTATGAGACATTAGAATAAGTGCTTTCTTTTATTTTCCTATATTTATTTATGAATTCTTTTACATTACTATAACCTTTATATGGTTTTGCTCCTGGTTGAAGATTTGTTTTATCTCCTTTTTCAAATCCAGGAGTCATATCAACAGCATACTTAAAATACCCAGAGGTACCGACAAGAGTATTTGGTTTTCCTGGAAGTCTTTGCTTTCTGCTCATTTTTGTTTCTGTATATTCCATTACATCCTTTATCCAGGACTTAAACATATAGTCCTGTTCGGTAACACAAATCAAATAATTTGTTCCACGACGAACAATTTTACCAACCAGACCAGTATTTAAGTTCTCTACAATATCACCAAGTTTATAGATTTTTTCTTTTACATAATTTTCACGAAGATTTCTCATATCAAATTTTGGAGCAATCTCCCAGAGACAATATGATTCCTTTTTAACCTTTGAACTCTTTATACCCATTCCTTGGCGAACTGCATTAAAAAGATTTTTTGTTTCTCCATCGTCTAATGACTTTGGAGTTCCTTTACGAAATGATTCAAAATCTCCGTCCATTACTGCCTTTCTCATTTTAGATGCAGACATACCTTCTGTTCCTTCGGCATCAGCATCTCTTATACCAGCAGAAATCACATTTATCAAATCAAAGTTATAAAGATCTCCATTATATTTCTGTGCAAGATTATCAAACTCTGCCTGACGGTCAGAACCAACAACAATATTTACATTTGTATATCCTTCATCACTTGCATTTTGAAGAACATCAAAGATTGTTTTCATCTTTGAGTCATTTATGATTCTTTCGTCAAACTTTGGAAATATTTTTCTCATTACAGAAATCTTTGTATCCGGATCCAAAGGATTTTTCTTTGCGTCTTGAGTTCTAGAGGGATATATTTTTAGGTCTCCTCCTATTGATGCTTTATCTGCTGCCTTGAGCAGTTTTTCGTGTCCAATTGTTGGTGGATTAAAACGACCAAATACAACTGTCAGAGTTTTTGCTTCTGCATTTGAATCTTCTACTGGTGGAGTCTTTGCCCTTGATTCTGGTGCCGCTGCTATTGGTGGTGCTTTGACCTGTGTTGCTGCGACTTGTTGATTTGTAGGAGTTCTAATCTGATCTGGATCTTTTTCTCCCGTTTTTTGTCTTTGATTATAAAACTTTAATTTTCCTTTTTCTGTTTTTGCGACAAATTCTCCACGAGAATCCACCCATCCACCGTGACCATCACTTTTTAATCCAAGTTTTCTTGCTTGTGATGATGCCTGAGATTCCTTTGCTTCAGATAGAAATTGGAGAAACTTCTTCATATTTTGTTTTGATATACTTATATTTATTATTTCAATAAACCTTTACGTGAACTCCACCAATAAAATCTGCTTTTATTTTATTTCCAGATCCAAGACCAGTTTGTTTTTGTATCATTTTTTCTTCAGGAGATAATCCACTCATAATACCTACAGAAGCGCAGGCATTATAAAGATTTTGAATTATTCTCCTTTTTATGCTTTGATTGTTTATACTATTAATAGATATTCCAATTTCTCCGGCAATTATTTTGTCCTTAATAGCATCACCTCCACCCAAATAAGAAAGGTCAGCGAAATCATTATTAATTGACTGCCATATATCATCCAAATAAAGTTTGGCAATATTTAGATTATCTTTATCTATTTTTAAACCATGACTAGTGAAATTGGAAGTACCTTTATCAAGTTTCAAACTACCATCGTCATATTTTTCCTTTAAGATATTTAATGATTCAATTCCCTCTTTACTAGTTTGTGATATAATTTTATTATATTCTTCTTTTCCTAACGCGCCTTGCTTAGCTTCTGCATATTTTTTTCCGCCAGTTTGTTGATATTCCAATTCCAATCCCCTAGTAGAAGTTTTAAATTTTATTTTAACTTCTTTTATAGATCCCGAGACAACTTCTCCAATACCACTAAAAAGTCCAGATTGTATTCTTTCAGCTTTTAATCCCTTTCTAAGTTTAACAGTCTCCAATATAAAATTAATTTTTACATCCCTATTTCCTTTTGTAAATTCTATAATTGGTGGATTTTTTTGATCATTAATTCTAATTCTCTCAACATAATCATTACTATTCATCACAACATAATGAACTGAAGTTGGATTTACTTTTTTTAAAGATATTGGAATAATAGATTTATCTTCATATTTATTCAATAAAAAGGCATTTAATGCAGGTAAAGAAGCTTTTGAACCGCCAAATTTTTTATTAAATCTTGCCATATTCATAGCACCTTTTTGTGTCATTATCCACATATCAGCAGGGTTCCATTTATCATTTTTTGCAGCGAATCCAGCATCTTTGTATATTGTATATGGATCATAACTTAAACTTCCCGTTCCAAATAATTTATCACTAGCAACTATTGATCCATTAGGAACTGAAACATTTGCCAATATTTTTTTAGATTGAGCAACACCACAATCTAACCAAGTGTATTTGGCAATTCCTAACTTTGACAATCCGAAGGAAACTAAATTTTTTCTATCACTTTCCTTTTTTATAGACCATAAAGATGTAGGTATTTTAATAATAGAAGATAAAGAACTCCAAACACTAGCAACTAAATCACCATTTTCAGAAAATTTTTCATTAGTAAGTGATTTATTATTTTTAATTTCATAAGCAATACAATACATAGATAATATTTCACTATATGTTTCAGTATTAACACCACCTCCAGTAGTTGATGTTCCAATAGTAAATCCACCACCAAGAGATTTAGAGTTGGCCAAATCAGATGCAGTAAAAGTTTGTCCTTTAGATTTAAAAAATAATTTTTTAGTAAAATCATTCATAATATGAAGTTTTAAATTGGCATCCAAATTTTTATCATTTGGTTTGAAAGTAGTCTTAATTTTAGTTTTAGTTTCTGTAATTATTTCTTCCACAACTACTTCTGTTCCAGGCAAAAATATTAAAGGTTTTTGTTCCTTGAATATTTTTATCAGTTTTGGTATCTTTTCACCATCTCTTTTTCTAAGTCCAGATAAATTTATTCCAGTAGCCATATCTACCAATACTTTTTTAAATATTTATTATTCTCTTTATCTATCTTTCGTTTTTAAGTTCTCTTTTTATCTCACTTTTTAATGCCTCACGCTTTCTCCCACTTTCCATTTTTTCTTTTTGAGCATCAGCATAAGACTTTGATTTATCTTTGAATCTTTGCATTTGGTCTCTTGACCTTTGACGCAGTTCTATTCTACGTTGCTCAATATCCTCGGAGAACTGTTGATAGGTTTTCATTATAGTTGACTTTTTTTATTATCTATCAGCGAACGTTAGCAGCATACCACTTCTCAAAGTCCTCTCTACGCTTATCTCCTCTTGGTGGCATAGGAGTTCTTTCTCCACGAACAGGAGCAGACTTTTTGCTCTGCTCTCTTTCATACTTTTCAGGGTCTCTATTTGCTACTTGTGCTTCACCAAGAACAATAGAAATTGCTTCCTCATCAATCACATTTGCCATCATCCACTCTGCCTCTTCCAGAGTTTCTGCATATCCTTCTGCTTGGAGAAACTCAAGAACTACATCAAAGACGTTTACTTCTTCACCCATTCTTTTGCGTTTTGCATAATTCATTTGTGCCATTGTATAATCTGCATACCTTTCACCTTCCCCTTTTGAGAGAGGTTTGATACCCCCTTTTCTTTCTTTTGCTGCTGCTCTTCTCATTGCAGTGTCGTGTGGAGAAGCACCTCTTATTGCCTCATCCAACACATCTTCAAGAACTTCAATCTCTTCCTTGCGGAGTTTTGCTAATACTGCACCAGCAACTTTCTTTCCACGCTCTTCAGAACCATAACGCTTTGCAGCAGATTTTGCAATCTTTGCAAACATTTTACCAGGTTTACCGATGTCTTTACCTGCTCTTGCTGCTTTTGCTGAGTATGACACTTCATCAATTTGTTCTACTTCTTCTTTCTTTAGATTTGCTTTGCGAATAGCAAGTTCGTTTTTATCGGCAGGAGTCATTTTACCTTGGTTCCTCTGGCGCTCACCAGGTTTCGCAGGACCACCAACACCTCTATATGAACGATGTGAATAAGCAGCACCACTTAGTTGAGAATCTCCAGAGATTTGCTTACCTGCATCAGAACGTGAGTTCATATACTCAGTTTCGGACTGTCCGTGCTTACCTTTGTAAAGTTCTTCAATGGGAGCATAAACTTCTGAATATGCTTCCATTAAACCGCGTAATTCTTGAGAATCCATTTTTTACAAATACTTTTTAGTTATTTATAAAAACATTGATTCTCTGGCAATTTTCACAAATCTCCTTTGACGCGATTTTCACTTCGGAACACATCAAAAGTTCCTTCTGGGTATCTTGCCGAAAGTTTCTCAAAGTTCATTTGTAATACTTCCTCAAAGTTAGTATCAAGTGCCATACAGGCTTGTGCGATATACCAACAGATGTCACCAAGTTCTCTCTTTAAGTGAAATACATTTTCATCATTATAAGGTTTTCCCTGAAGAACAATCTTCTTTACAACTTCCGTGAACTCACCTGCCTCGGCACTCATACCAAAAGCAGCAGTTATAAGACGAGGAATATCAGCATCATTCTCAACCTCAAGTTCAGTCATACGAGCAAGAAGTGCTGCAAAATCACTACTTGCGGGACTTGTAGTTTCACGAACGAATTCAATATATTTTTTTGTGTCGATGGTTTTTGATTGATTTTCGGTAGTCATACAATAAAAGGTTCTAATTCGGATTGGGGTAGAATTTTTTGTTCGGAAAGTTGTAAATCATCTGTCAGTTTTATACAAGAGACATTTACAGTTTCTGGATTAATATTTTTAATTTGACGATATGTTCTGTTTTCTCCAATTTCGACCATCAGTATAGCATCTTTAATATTATTACAATCAACTATTTTTTTACCGTCTCTATCAAATACAGAATAATAATTCAAAACTTAAATCCCTCAAATGATTTTTTAGGTTTTCTTTGTTCTTCATCATTATACTCATCTTCTTTACCAGAGTCAAGTATATCTTTTTGAGCATCTTGCTCTACATCGTAAAGTCTCATTTTGGCACGATCAATACCAACAACAAACCTTTTATTGACTGTTGGGTCATTATATCTGTTCTTAAGTTGCTTGACTAATATTTGTCCCAATTGTTCTAATTCTTCTGTAGAAATCAAAGCAAACATAAGATCGGCAGTAGCAGGAAGACCGAAAGATTCTGAAGTATCGGTTAATTCAACGTCAGAAGAACCAAAACCACTTCTTGTGGTCTGTGTCGCACTAACAATAGGAACATTAAACTCCACAGCAAGTCCACGAAGTTCTTCTGCGATTGACTTTACAAGTGTATAAGAGTTGATGTTACCACCACCTTTAAATCTTGATGAGGCACAAATGTTCAGATAATCGATAAAGATAATATCAGGTTTAAATGATTTCTTAAGTGCCAACTCATTTAGAAGTGCCTTAAAGTGTCCCGAATGTGCAGATGCGGTTGGATACTCTTTAATAATCAAAGTACCTTGAGTTTTCTTTGCAAGACTATTCACTTTTGTCTCAAACATTTGTTTGGGCAACTCATTAAGTTGTTGAATAGGAATATTCAGAAGGTTTGCATCAATTCTTTCAGCAATACGTTCCTCTGCCATTTCAAGAGTGATGTAGAGAACATTCCTGCCTTGTAGTAAGACGGAAGCAGCAACGTGACACATAAACAAGGATTTACCTACACCAGTATTATGAGAGGAAACTCCATTCGTATAATACCTATGATTTGGATGATTTACATTAATATCCACAATAGGTATTTGATTTCCTGTTTTAAAGACATTACCAAGTTTATACCCATTTTTTGTTAGAAAATGATTTGTCTTATATTTTTCATAAAGGTGGGATGCTTTCATCCACCCAAAAGATGTTTCAAATAAATGATCGGCATTACATCTCACAGGTTTTCCACCATCAACCTTTAAAACATATTCATCATACATTCCTTTGTTAATGAAGAAATTGACTGGAACATATCCATCAGGAGAATCAACTTCTACTTCATATCCATTATCAAGTAATGTTTTGATTTCAGCAATTGATGTTTCTTTTTCAATCCACATTTTGTATAAATAATAGTATTAGCAGGGACAGGGAATGTTTGATCGTATCTATTCTAACTTATGCGAAGGCAATAAGTCAAGAAGAGAAGATTACAAAAAATATTCAGGATTACACGAGCATCATATTGTTCCTAAACATATGGGAGGAACAGATGATGATTGCAACCTTACATACTTAAATGTTAGAGAACACATCATAGCACATTATTTACTTTGGAAGATTTACAAAAATCCAAATGATTTAAGATCTATGAAAATGTTAGGTGCGAATTTATCACCACAACATAGAAAAATAATAGGAGAATTTTGTAGGGATAATCAAATTGGTTTATTTTCAACTCCAGTAGAAGAAAGAAAGGAGTGGATGATTAGAGGAATAGAAACTCAAAAACAAGAATATTTAAATGATAAAATTAAAAATTTTTATTATTGGAGCACAGAAGAAGGCAGAAAAGAAAGAGCATCTCTTGGAGGCAAAAAGAGAGCATCCAAAGAGTTTAATTACTGGGCATCCAATCAAGGAAGACAAGAAAGAGCATCTCTTGGAGGAAAAGCACACAAAGGTAAGAAAGTAATGCACTTACCAGGAACAAAAGGATGGAAAAGAATACTTCCACAAGATATTGATATTAAACTAAACGAAGGATGGAAATTTGGAACAGGAGAACCTGCACCAAATTCTAAAGTTAAAAATAACTTTATCAACCAATAATACTATCTCTCCACTCTTCACTCATATTCACCATAATTGCTTCTGCTGCTTCTGGAGTTTCAGCATATCCTTCATCAAGTAGGTGTGAGAGGATGATGTCGTAAATATCATAACTTTCTGCGTGTTGTCCTCTTGCTTTTTGTTGAGCAAGTTTTCTTTTATTTTTGGTTATAGTTCCTGGACCAGGAGTGCTATTTTTTAACCCAGTTTCATCAGAATATTCCACATCAGTTTCTCTTCTAGAATCTCTTTGCTTTTGAGTTAATCCTTGTCTTTTCCAATTAGTATTGCTTGGTTTTCTTTCTCTTTCACTCGCTTTATAAAAAAGGTCTCCATACATTTTCTTTCTTTCGGGAGTTTGTCCTTTTCTTTGTAGAGAAAGTTTATATGCCCTTGCAGCAACATCTCCTGCAGCACCTTCATCCAACTCATTCATAACAACTTCCAAATATGCTTCTTGAAGATTGCGAAGTTCTTGTGCGTCCATCTTACAAATACTTTTTAGTTATTTATCAGTTTAACTTCCTAAACCTAATTTTAACTTTAGTTTCGGGATGAACGCAACCAGCAAGAGCGATATTGAGAGTCTTATTAGGTAAACCACCTTTTGTGATTTTGTTAAAAAATTCCAGGTCGAATTCAATTTTCTCCTCCTTTCGATGATAAGATTCATATCTCTTCTCATAATCTA